GAGGGCATGACCGAGCTACACGTCTGGGTAACTCCGCAACAAAAACTGGCTATCGAAGCCATATTGCAAGCAGATACAGCCCCATTGCGCCAGTGATCAACTGGTGTACAATATAGCCACGGAGGGCTACCCCCTATGTTCGATTACCTCAAAGATTTATTTAAACGCAGAATAGGCAAGCCATTGCCTCGCCACATGGTTATCCCTGACACCCAAACAAAGCCGGGTCAGTCGTGGGAACATCTCCGCTGGGCAGGAATGTATGCCGTCAAAACAAAACCAGATGTCATTGTCCACATTGGAGACCACTGGGACTTCCCCTCGCTGTCTCAGCACGACGCTAAGGGCAGCAAGTCTTTCGAGGGGCGTAGGTATGTCGAGGACGTCAACGCCGGTATAAACGCAATGAGAGCCTTCCTAGACCCTATCAGGGAGGAGCAGGCCAAACTAAAGCACGACAAGAAGAAGCAGTGGAACCCCCGGCTGGTGTTTACCATTGGTAACCATGAGTACCGTATCGAGCGGGCTCTCGATGCTGATGTTAAGCTGGAGGGCCTGATGAGCTATGATGACTTGATGCTCAAGGAGATGGGCTGGGAGGTTCACGATTTCCTGAAGCCCGTGGTGATTGACGGCGTCTGTTATGCCCACTACCACTGCTCAGGCGTGATGGGTCGCCCTGTGTCGAGCCCTGACCTAATGCTAAAGAAGCTCCATATGTCCACGGTGATGGGCCACGTTCAAGACCGAGCCATAGCGTTCAACAAGAGGGCTGATGGCAAGAGATTGACCGGGATATTCGCAGGGATCTTTTACACTCACGCGGAAGAGTACCTTAACTATCAGACTAACAATAGCTGGCGTGGTATCTGGATGCTCAACGAGGTGCAGGACGGTGAGTTTGATGAGATGCCGATTAGCTTAGACTACCTAGCTAGGACTTATATGGATGAAGATGAGGTATGCGACTAATGGACAACATCCGCTGGTTAAAAAAACAGGAAAAGCCAGCGTCAGGCATGACCTTGACCAGAGTATTTTGTGATGATTGCGGGACCGGCCTAGAGTATTGGCTAAGCAAAGAGCAGGACACAGCATATGGACTTTGCCCTGCCTGCCACCTAGGTGCTCCAATTGAAGTTAGTTGGTCAGAGCAGATACAAGATGACCAATAGTGGTATAATCCAGCCATGAGCAAATTTATCATTGGCAGTGACCTTAGCGACGCGGACCTAGAGCTTGTGCAAGAACTAGCTCAGGCGCTCTATGATCGCGACCAGCTGCTGCTTGATGATGTGATACACCTATGTAGACAACGACTGGAAAGGGCCTGTAGATGTTTTCAGAGCCCCTGTATATGTGAAGAATGAGACCAACAATATTTACTGATGAGCTTTCGAGCACCATCTGCCGCAGATTAGCACTGGGTGAAAGCGCCCGACAGATCTGCCGTGATGACTCTATGCCTGTGATAAGTACGTTGATGAAGTGGGTAACAGACCCTGACAAAAAAGAGTTTTCGGAACAGTACGCGAGGGCTCGAGACTTTCAGGCTGATTACTATTTTGATGAGATCGTAGATATCGCTGATGAGCTGGGCGATGAGTCTGACTCTAATCAAATCAACCGAGCAAAACTTAGGATAGATTCACGCAAGTGGAAGGTAGCTAGAATGTCACCGCGCAAGTATGGAGACAAGCAGCAAATTGATCACACGTCATCTGACGAGTCGTTCAAGCCTACCGTGATTAAACTTGTAGCTGAGCCCCTATCCGATGAGCCAAGCTGAGATATCCCTACCACCTAAGATCGTAGACCTTTTCAGTGGAGAGGCTCGGTACAGGTGCGCCTACGGTGGACGAGGGTCCGCTAAGACTAGATCGTTTGCGTTGATGACTGCGGTCCGTGGTTACCAGTGGGGGATGGAAGGAAAGCAGGGCCAGATCCTATGTGCTCGAGAACACCTAAACTCTCTGGATGAATCCTCTCTGGAGGAGGTCAAGTCTGCCATACGCAGTGTTCCTTGGCTTGCCGCCTATTACGAGATGGGCGAGAAGTACATCAGGTCTAAGGACGGCAACATTAGCTATGTGTTTGCCGGGTTGCGCAGAAACCTAGATAGCATCAAATCCAAAGCTAGAATTATCCTGTGCTGGGTTGATGAGGCCGAGGGAGTATCTGATACCGCTTGGCAGAAGCTAATACCTACCGTGCGGGAAGAGGACTCTGAGATCTGGGTCACATGGAACCCTGAGACAAAGCACTCTGCAACGCATAGGCGGTTTAGATTAAGCCCGCCAGAGTCCATGCGAATATCTGAGATCAACTGGCGAGACAACCCATTCTTTCCGGAGGTTTTAGAGACTGAGCGGCTAGAGGATAAAAAGAACAGACCCGATCTTTATGATCACATCTGGGAAGGTCAGATGCTGGTCCACGCTGACGGTGCGTATTATGCCGTAGAGATGCGTGAGGCCACGGCGCAGTCTAGAATTACCAATGTGCCATACGACCGCTCTGTTGGCGTTGTAACGGCTTGGGATCTTGGGGTAGGTGATTCTACCTCTATATGGTTTGCGCAGTTTGTAGGGGCTGAGGTGCGCCTTATAGACTATTATGAATGCAGTGGTGTAGGTCTGGACCATTATGCTCGCATATTGAACGAAAAGGGCTACATATACGATAGCCATATTCTGCCGCACGATGTGAGGGTACGAGAGCTTGGCACAGGAAAGTCTCGACTTGAAACTCTAGATGCTCTGGGGGTGCGACCGGTGACAATAGCGCCGCAACTTAATGTTGATGATGGCATACAAGCTGTGCGGTCCTTGATTCCCCGGTGTTGGTTTGATGAGGCTAAATGCGAGCGCGGTGTAGATGCGCTGAGACAGTACAGGCGTGATTATGATGACAAGGGAATGACGTGGAGGGGTCGGCCTTTGCATGACTGGACAAGCCACTGTGCGGACGCTTTAAGGTACTTGGCGATAGGCTACAGGGCTACGTCTAACTGGGACGCTCCAATCCGTAGGAACCTTCAGGGAATCGTTTAAAACGTGATATAATCGGCCACATCAATCAATCAAGGTGGCACAATGGCAAAGCGGATGTTTAGGGATAGGGCTAGGGAGATCGTAGAAGAGGTTTCTGGCCTGCTGGGACAATCAACACAGCCTGCTAATCAGATCACTGAAGATGTAAGCGCTGGTACTGCTGGATTACTGCGAAACGTATTCCCTGCACCTCAGAGAATGTTTGACCCCAATGATAAAGCATACAAGCCATTTCTAGAGTCGTTCGGGCAGACCCCCGGAGGCAGATACTTAGAGATGGGACCTGATGGGCCAAAAGACATTACCGGGGAATACCCGGAGAGCGCACAACTAGGCGTTGGCCCTGATGGAAAGCCAAAGTTTCAGGTAGCGCCTACGCAAGCTACAAACATCCCTGACGCAAAAGGTCCCGGGCGAAAAATTAAAACAAATCTAGCAAAGAAAAAGACAGGCTGGAAATGGACTCAGGCTCCTGAAGGTTATAATCCAGACCCAGATGGCGGCTTCCCAATTGTCTCTGTCAATGACGGAAAAAACCACTACTACACGTTAAACACTGATTTCCCTGAAGGTGTGGAGCTGGCTAGGTATCCTAATGAAGCCAGTGAGCCTAGACTCAAGCCCACAAGAAAGGGCCACGCAAACTTAGGCGAGAAGGTTGGCGAGATCGAGATGCGAGGCAAAAAGCATCCAGTGTATGACAACATAACTATTCGACAAGCTGCTCCAGTCGCAATGACAGGCTTACTTGGCATAGGCGCCAGTGAAGAGAGCGATGCGAGCATCTTAGGGTCTCTATCCAAACTCGGTGCTGGACGGCAAGACCTGCTGGGAATGGCCAAGAAGATGTCAAACGAGGGCATGGATCGTGACAGTATCTGGCAGCGTACCGGATGGGAGATTGGGGCTGACGGACAGTGGAAAACAGAGCTGCCTAACACGAAGACAAAAATTAACATCCCTGAAATTGAAGAGGGAAGGCAGTATTACACTGGCACTGTTGCTGACATTGTTGATGACCCAGAATTGCTGTCTCAATATGAGAAAGGCGGCAGAAAACCCACCGTCATGGATATGGATGGTGAGATTGAAGAGTATGGATCTAGGGGCACTTACGGGCCTTTAGGTGACATCGAGTTTATTGTTGACAGAAATATGCCAGCAGGGGAAGGGGTTCACGCAAAGGGCCATTTTAACTCTAATCAAGAGTGGTCACCTGAAGTGATTGTTATCAGCGGCAAGAGCTCACCGGCTGAGCAAAGAGCAATCGTCTTGCATGAGCTGCAGCACGCCATTCAGGACCGCGAAGGCTTTGCGTCTGGGGGCTCTTCTAGCAGCTTTGAAAAAGAAGAAAGAATCAGGGATGCGTTTTATGATGGTGTTGGACCAACTCC